CCAAAAAAAATCGGTAACTTATGTCGATTTAATGGCGGACGATACAGTGGATGAAAAAATCGTGCAAGCTCTACGCAAAAAAATAAATATAGCATCAGAAGTTTTAGGAGAAGAATTAAGGTCATGGATATAATAGGATATACATGCGACGCGCGCTGTAATTTTTATACCAGGTCTTTTGCTTTGCCTAGTATTGGTTTATATTTTGTTTTACCCTCTGATCTGTAAGCATGTAAGAATGATGCTCTTGGTTGATCTGGTATCCAGCTACAGTGGATCCATCCCGAGTTGGGTTCTCCGGGTGTGTAAAACTCGAGGATCAATTGATCTGGTGTAAGATTGTTTTTAATCCAATCAAATAATTCAGCGTTGTCTACGCCAACACATTCGAAATCCGCTGCCTCCGCTTTTGCATGTTGTGACCTGCTCGAGCTGCCGATGGCTTCACACAATTCTACGCTACGGAATCCGCTAGTAATCTTGACCCTGCCAAAGTGATCACGTACTGGTTGGAGAATATTTTCACACAACGCTTTTAATTTTTCTATTTGTTCTGCATTAGGATTATTATTAATTCCTTTACGAATCGCTGTGTCCGATTTAATTAATTCTGAAAGGGTAAAATTACGTGATAAGTTCATGCTATGTCTGTTAGTAAAGTTATAAGGACAGCTCCCATACCTCCAACTATCCAATACTCTAATCTTTTGATTCGTTCTTGCATTTCTTTTATTTGCTCAAACGTTTGCTTTTGCATTATTCTGCAAAGCTTTTCATGTGATTCAATTTTTTGTAATGCTGATTTTTTAGCCATTATGTTCTACCTGCTATTACCTTTTCCGTTGGCGATAGTAACGCTTCCTCTGTCTGTGTCAAGTTAGTTTGTGGGTTTTTTGGTAACGAAGCTGTTAAGTTTCCGGCAGGCATTGGTGTTTTACCTAATGGTGGTGTCTGTACTTTACTTTGTAAACCTGTTTTAGGTGAACCCGGTATCAATAAATCTTTAACTGCAGGTATTATTTTTTTAATATTTCTTTGAATAAATCCTTCTTCTTTTACTGGTTTACCTTCAGTGTCATATATTAATCTACCTTCTGTATCTGTTTGATAATTTTCTTCATCAGGACGATAACCACCTTCTAACTCTAAAGTTTCTTCATTAAATATTTCAGGGAAAAATTTAATACCATTATATTTATCTATAACTTTATCTAATTCATATTGTGGAAATAAAAAGTCTCTGTTTACAGTATAAATAAATTTACCTTTTTCATCTTCGTTTAGTCTGTTCATTTGATCTTTTACAGTTCTAACTTTAGTTTCAAATCTAGGTGTAGAATAATTAACAGGTGTAAATCTTCCATCTAATAAATTATTAATAATTTTTTTAGACGCTCCTGCTTTTTTCATAATTTCATATATTTTATTTTCAGATAAATCTAATAATTTTAAATCTTGTATTCTAATATACATATCTTTTTGTATTCTAAATGCTTCTTTTTGCATTTCATTAAATGTATTAACTGTATCTGTAGGTGTTTTTTGTGCATAGTTTTGCACACTGTAAAATTTTTCTGTTTCGTCAACTGATCTTAACAATCTATTCATTGTAGATGTAAAATATTTAAGATCTTTTTTAACATCAATTCTAATGATCCGTGTTCCAGTAAACAATGCTAGTAATTCATCCATTAAGTTTACTGGTTTACCACCTTTAGTTAAATCTAATGACAAAGCATCTCCTATTTTTTGACCACTAGATACAAAACCAGGTTTAACACCATCTAATACGTGGATTAATGATTTAATAAATTTATCTCCAAGATCATCTGATTGTGTGTACACAGATCCACCGCCATCTTTTTTACCATTTCTTGTAGTAACATCTATAAATCTATCAAATCCTAATGGCTCTGATATAAATGGTTCTAAAAATTTAGACACGGGTCCATTTTCTCCAAACATTAAATTCATTACAAACTGCTCTGTTTCTTGTGGATTTAAATTTTGTTTCTGTGCTTGAGCAATCGCTGCGTCTAGTGGTTGATATAAACTATCGTAAGGACTAAAGTATGAAAAATTAATTGCAGCACTCTCACCATTCTTCCAACCTTTAACTGCTAACAAGTTTGATGTTGCATCCCATGATGCAGCTGATGATCTTTTGTATGCGTTCCACTGTGATTCAGTAGAGTTAGTTAAGAACTGTGCAAGTTCTGTGAATCCTTTTCCAACAGCATAACTAGTTAAAAAAGCACCTGTTAATCTTCTTATGCCCATTTGTTGTATGGCTCTGTTAGGATGTGCAGCTTCTTTTAAACCTATACTAATAATATTTGCACCTGTTCTAAGTATCTCTGCAGGGAAAGATATAAAGTTTCCAAGTGGTAGTTTTCTTAATTCTTGAATAAGTGGTGGTACTTTACTGTATGTTGGATATGTGTTTCTTAATAAAAATGCTGATGCTTCTTCGATTGCATCATCGTATGTTTTTTTAACACCTGTAACTGTATTGATTGAATCAAACTCTTTACCCATGTATCTAAACCATTGTTTAACATCGTCTAAACTTTTTAATGCTTGGTATAATTGTGACTTACCAAACTCAAAACCATAACCTTTCCATAAGTTATCACCACCTGCATACAGTCTTGCAACTTTATCTGTAGGTGCCATCTTCATTAACCTGTCAAACAATTGGTCCGTATTATTTATTACATTGTTTTTAATATCTTGTGTTACAGCTTTTAGTTCTGCAGCTACAACGTTTTCATCCCACACACCTAATCTAATTAATTTTTCTACGTAGTTATTAAATTCTACTTCATCAATTTTATTACCACCTGCTTTAAATATATCTCTTGCAACAATTCTCATAGCATCAACAACACTAGCTCTGCCACCAATATGACCATTCATCAGTGCAAAGAAAGAAGCTGAAGTTACGTTTCTAACTTGTGTCTGTGGTGAGTATAATGTTTTACCAATCTGTACACCAACTTTAGATTGTAACATAAAACGATAGAAAGCATTTTCAACAAGCTTATCTAAATCTCCACCCACACCTGCAAATCCTTGTACGTATTCGGGTGATGCCCATTTGTTTAATAGACTTGATTTCATAATACCTAGTCTTGGTACACTTTTAATTTGTTGTGCACCTATAAAACCTGCGTTAGTTGCATCTTCTAAACTGTTAAACAACCAACCATTTTTTAATCCAGAGTTTGCAATATAGTCTGCCGCTCTTTTGTTAGCCATAGACGATATCATTTCTGCGGTTGTGTAACCAACAGATGCTTTTAGATTTCTTTCAGGTCCTAGTAAATTTTTTATTGCATCCGGTAATTCTTCTCCTGTTTTTAAATATTTAAATTTATCATTTAATAATATACGAGTTCCTATATCTCTTAACTGTACTATTGGTGATCTGCCTTCAGCTTTACCTGTTCTTAATATATCTTCTGCGTGCATTTTAGCAGACTCTCTGTAAGCTTGTTCTGGTTTTAGTTTTGGAAAAGTAGCTTTTGCAGATTCTTTCATGTTAGTATTTTTTTTAATTACTTTTTCTACTATAAAATCAAGAGCTTTATTCATAACTTTTTCATCAGGAACATACTCAGGGTTTCTAAATGTTTGAAATGATCTGATTAAATATTTACCTACGTTGTTTACTTCAACGGTAGCTAATTCTTTTGCTAGCTCATCGGCTTCTTTGCCTTTAGGTAATACTTTTTTAAATTCTGTTGTAATTTTTTTAATATCATTAATTAAATCTTTTGTTAGTGCTTGAAGATCTTTTGGTAAATCATCTAATTTTTTTTGACCTTTAACTACTGCATCTGCATCTTTTAAAATATTACTAGCTATTTCTTTTAATTCATCTGCATAGTATCGTTGCATAGCAGGTGATGTTATAGATTTATTGTAATCATCTTGAAATTTTTTAGCTAAATTGTATGCAGTTTTTTCTAAACCTTCATAAGTTCTATCAATTTTTCTAGCTCTACCTTTTATGTATAGTTTAACTTGTTCACTTACACCTTCAATATCTTTTGGTTGTTTACCGTAAGATCTAAACCAAGATAAAACGTTATCTATTTTTTTAACACTTGAATCTATTTTGTTCGGTGATGTTACAGATTTTAATCTCCAATCTTTAAATGGTGGTAGCTGTGTTTTAAATCTACTTGCTGTAAAATTTTTTGCCATGGTATTTACTAATAAAGGAGCTACTACTTTACCTATTGTAAATTTACCTGCGTTTTGTAAACCTTGTGATGCTTGTTTAGTTAAAGGTGCTACAACTTTATTACTTAATAACATTTGCACAGGTTTAACTACACCTGCATTAATTCCTTTTGCACCTAACTGTGCTGCACCTAAACCAAATCTATTAGATAATAATGGAGACAATCCATACTTGTAACCTAGTTGTGTAAATTTACCAACCAATGGAAATAAACCACCGATTAAAAAACCTTCTGCACCATATTTAACTCTGTTTCTAAATTCTGCTGCTGCTTTTTTTCTGCCTGTTAAACCTTTAGTATCTTCTGGATTTACAAAATAAGATGCTCTACCGGGTTCAGATGCTAAAAAATCTGTAGCTCCAACTATTGTTGCACCTTCTACAGCTCTTGATGCAATTTGACTAACTTTTCTAAGCTTGCCACCTTTAACAGCATCAGCTGCTTTTTTCATTCTAACAACTGATGGTATTCTTCCTACAATTTTTGCAATAGCTGTTCCAGGCACACCAAACTGAACTAGTAAACCTGTTACTTCTCCTCTCCATGTTTCAGGACGAGTAGGTTCTCTTTCTTCCATTATTTTTTCAAATCCAGACATAAAATCTGTATTTAAAACTAAATCTGTCCCTGCAAATAGTAATGAACCTAAACTATTTTGTAAATCATACACACCAGAACTAATCCCTTTTGCTATTTCATCTAGTCCAGTTGTGTAATCTCTTTCTTGTGTAATCTCTTCGTTATTAATTTTAAAACTAGGAGCTTTTGCATCAGGTAAAGCTTTAATATCTTTCATTGATGTCATATTAATTCTACCTTTAGTCATGGCAGTAATTGCTTGTCCTACATAACTATTAGGACTTAATGTATTATATAATTCTAAAATACTTTTAGGGTCAGGCATAGCCAACCACTTGACAGGTTTCTTAGGTTTTGATTGTACTGCTAATTCTTCTTGTATTTTAAGTTTGACTTGATCTAAGTCTAATGGTTTTTGATCTTTGATATCTATACTAACAGCTTCTTCTTTGTTAGGATCTTTAAGAAACCGTTCGTAGGCTGTGTCTGCCATGTTACGCCTCCGATGGTAATACTAAATTAACACTATACTTTTGGTTAAATAAATCTACATCTTGTTGTGATGAAATCATAGCAAAGTCTTCTAATGCTTCTGCACTGTTAGCCATTAACTCTACAATATCATCTGTAATTTCTGCTGGTAATCTTGCTCTTAGTTGATCATAACTTATAGGGTTATCTGATTGAGCCATAGGTCCGGGGGCCATGGTCTCTGTAACTTGTTCTTCTACTTCTACTTCTCCCATATCTGCTCCACCACCTTTACTAAAACCTGCTCTACCACCACTAGCAAAAGATGATGTTAATTCTTGTATTTCTTTTTTAATAGCATCTAAAGCATCTCTTTCAAGTTGCGGATCGCTTTTAGATTTGTACTTACGATCAGCACCTAATTTTAAATCTGCATTATATAACTCTTCTATTTTATTAGGTAGATATCTCTCACCTTTTCCTTTTACATAAATATCAACTAGTACTTCTTGACCTACATCTTTTTTACGATAAAGATTAAACTCTTCTTGTAGCTGTAATAACTCAACATCTTCACCTGGAGCTAATGTTTCATTTTTTCTTTTGTCTTTTAACTCTGTTAGTCTTGGAATAATTCTTCTTAATTCTATAGCTGCTGCTTCGTCTCTAAAACGACCTGATCCAGATTTTTCTGCTAATATATCTGATTGACCTTCGATTAATGATTTAAACATACCAGCTCTTCTTTCATCTAAATTTTCTGCTTGTTGATCCATCAATAATTCTTCTTGACCTCTTGATGCTTTAAATTTTTCAAACGGATCTTTAGCTGCTGCTAGTGCAGTGCTTATTGCTCCACCAATACCATCACCCATTGGTGTTTGTGATGCAATGTTTATTCCAAAGTCAATCATTAAATCACCTAATCTACGTTTAGCATAGTTAGGTCTTTCTTTTGGTGTATACATTTGATCAGCTGCTGCTTTCATTTCACCGATCGTTGCGTTTTTTAAAAACTCTGACATGTTTTGATTCATGTTTAATTTTTTTACGTTTTGATCTGACGCATTACCTGTGCCTTGATATCCTTGTCTTGGTGCTTGTAGTCCAGATGTAATTCCGCCTTCAGCAGATCCACCTTTTCTAAACATAGGTCTTTTATATAAGTTACCGGGCATTATCCTGATGGTACTCCTCTCGCTCCTCTTAGATAGTCACCATAACCAGTCATCAATCCTCCAGCAACTCCAGCTATTCCTAACGCATTCTGCAACGGCGTAGGGTTAGGTGTTACCATAGATTGATATTGTCCCGGTGCTCCAGATGCAATACTTGCTACACCTGTTTGTTGGAAACCTAATCTTTCATAAGGTTCATAAGCTCTTAGTCTATTTCGTTCTCTTATAGCATCTAAGCCTGCTTGTTCTTGTGCTTGTTGAATCGCGCCCGCTGATCCTAAAGTACCAATGTCTTGTCCATACAATCCTGGAACTTGTTGAGCTAAAGATTGTTGTTGACCAAAAGCTTGATTAGCTAGTTGGTTAGCTTGAGTGAAACCTTGTTGTAATAATCCTGATTGTAATAGTGCTCTGTTCATGTCAGATTTGTTTTGATACTGAGCTCTCATAACACCTTCTCTACCACCACCTAAATTACCAGACATAGCTGCTTGTTGACCTATACCTGCTAAACCAGCTGCTGCTTGTTGATCATATTCTGCTAGTGTTGCATCAATTACATCTTGTTGATACGGAGACATAAAAGGTTGATAACCTTGTGGTCCTGAGTATGCTTCTGCTTGTGTAATGTAAGGTTGAAATGCACCTATACCTTGACCCTGTGTTGTAGCCATTGTGTATGCATCTTGTTGCGCTTGGTCTAATCCAGCAACTGTAGGTGCAAATTTATCTGTAGCTAATGGTGCAGCAGTTAACGCCGTTAACTGCGTTCCTAAATCTTTTTGTAAATCTTCTACGTATTGTGGTGGGAGTGCTTGTGTTTGTTGTACAGCCATTATATTACCTCTCTTAATCTTTCCGATGTTTCAAACATCTGTTGTGCGCCAGCCATACCTTGTGACTCCTCAGATACTTGTCCACCTTGTTCTAAATGTTTCATCATATTTTCCATAACTTCTGCCCCTTTATCTATATCTCCACCACCTGCGTTTCTAACAGCATCTGCAGTAAATACAAACTCATTTACACTTAATCTTGCAGGCACATCGTCTGCTTTTTCTGCTTTTCCTATAGGTACAAACCCACCTTCAGCTCTATAATCTTTTTCTAAACCACCAAGGTCCATTAATCCACCTTCAGCTTTACCAATTCTACCACCCATAGCAAAGTCTTTAGTATCTCTTCTTCCTAAGAAAGGATATTTAACTCTTAATGCTGCTAGCTTTTCTCCAGTTTCATCTGCCATAGCTTCTTGTACTTCTTTTCTAATACCATCTATGTCTAAACCTTCACCTCTTTGTAAATCTTGTATTTCATCTGGTTCCATATTACCCATAAGAGCTGTAGCTCCTAATGTTCCAGCTGCAAGACCCATTAAAAGTTTATTATTTAATCCAAATTTATCTAACAAGCCTAAATTTTTTGCTTGAGTATTTTTTATAAAAGCTTCATTAGCTTGTTTAGAAATTAATTCTGCAGGAGATAAATTTTTATCAGCTGCTGCATCAACTATTTTTTGTAGTTCTGTTTCATTAACACCTTCAACCATGCTTCCACCACTTGTAGAAAGTTTATCTGTAAAATTTTTTTTGAAATATTCTCCTAATCCACCAGTGTCTTGAATAGGACTACTAAAATAAGATCTAAATCCTTCACCACCTCCGGGAACTTTAAAAGACATACCTTGTAAATTATCCATACCACCACCAATACCTCTAGCTAATTGACCACCACCATAAGTCATTAATCCTGATTTAAGTGATGAACCTATTCTACCTGTTTGATCAAAGCTACCTATGCCTGACATCAAACCTGCAGCTAACGGGTTAAATGGTGCAACGAATGGTGCAGCCTTAACTGCAATTTCTGCTACTTCATTTGGTATAACTTTTCTTACAAATTTTTTTAATTTACTTCCAATACCATATTTACGTCTACCATCTAAACCCATGATACCACCATACGCTGCCATTTGTCTGTCAGGTAAAACTGGTCCTGTAGGTTTAGGTGCAAAAGGATTAACTGGTTTTGTTGGATCTTCTGGTAATACTGGACCACGTGATTGTTGAAATTCATCCATAGCTTTTCTACCTACTTCTTCATACTCTTCGTTAGTAAGTTCTCTACCTAATTCACCTTCTAGTTCATTAAGCATAAATTCTAAAATTTGAAAATATCTATCTGGACCAGCCATTTGCTGCATCTGTTCTTGCATTTTTTGTTCAATTTCTTGTGGAGATTTAGGACCTTCATCACCTCTATATTTTATAGATGGTGCATTAGTCTCTAATTCTTCTGAAATTTTTATATCTGTTATTGCCATGGTTTTGCCACTTTACTTTGTTTTTGAGAACAAATCAAGAGGTGGCATGATAACTGTTACGTCTCTCTGCACGTCCTCTTCAGGTATATTAGCAGTTTTTAAAGCTTCTTCATTCTCATAAACTTCACCTGTTTTTTTGTTTTTAATTGTTGTTATTATCTTTTCCGGCACTAATGTTGGTATATCTGTCATTATGTTGTTACCTCTTTCTTGATATTTAGATAGCTAATAGCTACATCAAACGAATCAGAAGTGCTTGATTGTACTGTAAAAGTTTTACCACCTTCTACTATTAGCGGCTGTGTTAATAATTCTGTTGTTGTATCTGCTGTTAATGCTGCAGATTTTATAGCTGTAATACTGTTGTTTGTAATAGTAACTGTAGGTGTACCGGCAGATGTAACTAATATAGATTTAATTAAATATGTTTCGCTAACTAAAGGATTACCTGAACCAAACGGAGTTAACGCAGCACCACTAGTGCTATTATCTATTCCTACAAATTTATACTGATTTATTGTTGCCATTAATCTAAAAAGAAACTTCTAGCTTCTATCTCCTGTTTTAATTCTTCTTGAAATGTAGTGTTTAATTTTTCAAGAACCGCATCTAAATCTCTAACTAAAGATTGTGCTACATCTTCTTCGTATTCTGAGCTTGCTCTAGTTAATGTTTGTACTATTTTTGCCATTACGTATAATAATTTTGCATTCTTGTTTCAATATTTTCTACTACATCATCGGGTTGACTTTGCAAAAATCTAGAAGCAAATGGACTATTTGTATTTTCTGTTTCCGTTTCCGTGTCATCAAACATGTCATAATTATATAAAGTTGCAATGCCTTGATCATTATTATTACCACCAACGTTATCACCAATTGGGTTTCCATAAGCATCTATTTGGCCAGATGATCTGTCTGATAAATAACTTTTGTAAGATGCTTCTAATTCATCTGGAGTCATTTCAGCAATAGTTCCAAAATTTAAACCAGGGATTTTTCCTGCTCTCACTACTTCATTTATAAAATAATCTCTATTTTTTGCTGAACTAAAATCAGAAAGTTTTTGAAATGGTTTATTAAGTATATTTGTAAGTAAACTAAAAGGACCAATTGGAGGTAAAGGTTTAAATGCTGGTCTATAATCTAAAAAAGGTTGATATGTATTTGGTTTATATGGACCAAAAGGTCCTACAACTTGATCTTTAGCTAAACCACCTCCAACACCTATCTCATATTCTCTTCTAGCTTTTCTTATATCATCACCGGTCATGTTTGAATAATCATTACCTTGACCATCTGATCCACTACCACCACCACCTTGATTACCTCCACCATAATCAGCACCGCTTGTATTTTTAGCACTGGTATTTGCAGCTGTAGTTTCACCAGCAACCGTAGCCATATCAGAACCACGATAACCTGGTCTTGAGCCATCTAAAGTTTTAGCAACTCTTTGACCTGTTGCGTACATTTGTCTAGCTTGTTGTAATCTTGTAATTGACATTATCGTCTTCCTCCAGCATGTATATCTAACCTAAAAGTTCCTAATTTCCAACTGGTATCTACTGCCGTATTAGATATTGTAAGAGCTATGGCTCTTGCTCTAGCTCGTGTATCTACTTTTGTTGTACCACTTGTTATTGTAAAAGGTCCAAGTGATGAACTTGCGGCTGTGTCGTTAGGATAATTTCTTAAATCTAATTGTATAATAGAACTTCCTTGTTGAGATATAAAATCAGGTATAATTCTACTAACTCTCATAATGTTTTCACCATCACCTCTAAGGTCACCTAAATTAGTTGCTGCACCTCTAACAACTTTTTGTGTAATATCATAATCACCAGAAGTTATATTAGCTGGAATAGCTGTTGTTACCCCCAGTCTTACTTGATTAACACCTGTCTCATGTTCATAATAATAAGAAACACCTTCCGTGTTTCCTGTTACATCAAATGAAGTATCTGTGTCAGCATCATATTGCGTTCCATGAGGTAAACCAAATACAGATGAATCTTGCCATGTAGTTCTAATAAACAAAGGACTTGCATTAACAAACCATATAGGTCGTTTGGCAGTAGAATCTAAATAACTATATGTAACTGATTGTGTATTTACATTAGAGTTAGCTTCTGGATAAAACCAAGTAACTTCACCAAACAAGTTGTTGATACCTGCATAAACCATTTGATTAGATGTTGTGTTAAGATTGTCATAAACATAGTCTTCAACTAAACAATCCATCGATTCTAGTTTACCTGTGTATCTAAAGAAACCATTATCAGACATCCAATATGCAGCACCATCAACTTCAACAGCTGCATTCTTACCAATTAATCCACAGTTAGTACCTACCTGCTCAAAGGCAAATGTAAAAGGAGTTCCTACAAAACGCATGGTAAATAGAGCTGTATCACTCCAAACATATAATGCATTTCTACCAAGTTCAGCTCCCATGATCCGTGATCCGTCGGCCAGTCTTTGTGTACCAGCACTATTGGTTGCTGTAGGTGTGTAGTCATTAATATTTTCTTGAGACGAAAATCTTATAAACATGTCGTCTTGAGATGACTTATCTCCAATCGTTGTTTCTGTTCCAAAGAATACTAAGTGACGATCGGGTGTAGATACTAACATATCACGTGACGCTGTTGGTGCACCTGTAATAATTGTAGCTCTAGTGTTTGTAGCATTTGTTGCATCTGCATCCCATTCAAAACATTCTCCGTTAAAAATTAAAGCAATAAGTGTACTTCCTAAATTATCTAATGCCCACATACCAGGTTCAGCAACAGTATCTGTGTTAACAGATGACTGACCCCAACCCGAATATTCACTATAATTAGTTACAGTAGCACCGTTGCTATGAGCAGCTCTAGTTGTTCCTCTTACAGCTCTTGTGATACCCGTTAAATCATTTCCAGATACACCTGTGTAAGAAATTTCTTCAGTGCCTACCTGAATAAAATTTGTTCCTGTTGTTGGAAAATTAAGTGTGGATGTTAATGTAATACTAGTTCCTGATCCACCAGTACCATTAGCGTCATTTAATAATGCACCATTTAAAGTTGTTGTTTGAGGTGCAGTCGCTGTTCCACCCCATTGAGATATACCCCATCCAAAAACCCCAACTTGTTCTGCTGGACCTACATGATAGTATTGAAAAAAAGTTATGCCTCCAGAAGTTGTAGCTCCTGCTCCTCCTTCACTACTATCCATTGTAATAGTTATAGTAGTAGCAGAGGGTATGCTTGTTACCATAAATTTTTTATCACAAAAATCTGCAGCACCAAAATTAGAACCTGTAATAGCGCTAAACGTACTTGTCTCACCAAATAATATAATGTCCCCAGCTTCAAAACTATGTGGACTACCAAATGTAATAGTTACAATCGGTGATCCGTTAGTCGTGCTAAATGCATTTGTAATAGCTGTTCCTGATGGATTAACTAAAGGGTGTATGTCATAGTATACTTGTCCAGAATAAGCATACAGTATTCTATTAGTTCCAATAATTGCATATTTAATACCGTCTTTATTAACCATGTGATGCAAACCTCTAGCTGCACCAGTTAATTTACTGTCTCCTAATTGAGACCAACCACCTATTTTTTCTGGAGTACCATATCTAAAACGTACATTTTCTCCCCCTGTCCATTGAGATTCGGCTCCTGTAGATGTAACTTGTTTATTAAAACCTGGTAAAAATCCTAATTTTTGTAGCATAATATCAGACTATATATGGTTTTTAATTTTTTTGTAGTATTATATTTCAGTCTAAAACATAGATCAATTGTAAAAATTTAAGTTGAGTACAATTCGAATATTGGTATCTGTCTGAGTAACCGTAGTATGTTCTTGTTTTGCATCAAAAATAACTATTCTATTTTCTACGCTTTCAACTTTTTTCTTACCTTTTTTAAATAAAGTATAACCATTATTATTGTTTATATAAAAAACAGCAGTTTTTGAATGTTTGTAATAATCTACAACATCTGTGTGAAAATCACATACGTGAGGTTTTTGAGTTTTCATAGTTAAATTAGCTTTTATTCTTATTAAAGCTGTGGCATTTAATTTATCGAGAATAGGGTGTATTAAAGGGTGAAAGTCAGAACAATAACTATATGGTGTAAAAAACATATGTACGAATTGAGACATGCCATCTCCTTTAAAATTTTTATAGTGACAATGATACCATGGAAATGAATTACCATTATCATACATAGTATCTTTTAGTTTATTAAAAGACTCTTGATCTATAAAGTTATCTATTATTTTCATATGTTACAGAAGTGCCCATATTAAAACTTATTCCCCATTTGCTGTCTTTTTCATAATGAGTTAAAGATTGATGTTTTAAAAAACCAGAAAACAAAGCAAATTTTCCTTTTTCAGGTTTTACTTTTTTAGATATTTCTCTAAAATCTAACGTTTGATTATGTTTATTTAAATATAAAACACCAGACCATATGTGTGGTCTATGGTCATGTTCTGCTGTTTGGTTTTCTGTGCTTATATTATATCCCCATGACTCACGTAAACAATAAGCCGGTAAAGATATGTTTTGATCAATATAAAAAATAAATTTATTTAATATTTCTAAAAATTTCTGGTCTTGATTAAAATAACTCCATGAAGTCATTCTATCTTTTATGTTAGTGTGGTGATTGTTATTGTCTTCTCTTAAAAAACCTTTTTTAATTTTATTAATAAAATAATTTGCATCTATATCTATAGTACCTTCTATAAACATATAATCTTGGGGAACTTGTTTTTCTATGTGTTTTTGTATAATCATGTAAAAGTATATACCGCTATTACTCTGTATCCTTTTTTAGGATAAATCATATAATGATAACAACTATCAAACAGTAAACCCTTAAATTTTTCTGGAGTAATTTTTTTAATTATTTTTTTATCATTATTTAAAATTACAGTTTTTGCATTTTTATCACAATCGTTTAAATAAATAATTAATTGTTTATGATCAAAGTCATGATCTTTGTGTGTAAAAGAATTTTTTTTACCAAAATTAAAAGTTAGATTTACTGCAATTCTTAAAAGTTGATTTACTTTAATATTATTTTTATTTTCAAACTCTTTTAAAATATTTAAAAATAAATTTGCATAAGGAGAATTAAAATCTTTATGATTTCTTTCTTCCGGTCTTTTTAATACTATGTGTGATAAATAAGGATATTCTAAATTATTTTGATGAGAAGAACTCATGTAATAAGGAAAATGAGGATCTGCTATAATACTATTAATATTTAATTTGCTATTGTTACTTAAAAAATTTTTACACTCTTTAATTATCATCAGAATCCAAACTGTACCAACCAGTTATAATATATTTAGTTTGTGTTTTAGAAGTAATTCCTCGGTGTGTATGTGTCCAATCAGATGGCCAAATTAAAGTAAGACCTTCTTCTGGTTTTATTTTTAATTTTTGATGTTTAAATTCTGTTTGTCCACCATCTTCAACTGTATTTAAATACGTCATCCAAACTAGTACTCTTTTTAAAGTAAATCCATGTCCTCTTTCAAAATGCCATTTAAAAAATCCTTCATTCTTTTTATATTTTTGTATATTACAATCTTCCATTATTCTAAAACGAGGTAGTAAATCAACTGAAGGATATTGTTTTATATATTCTTTTAAACATTTTTGTAATTCGTTAAAATAATAATCATAAATTGGACTTGGAGTTAAACAAAGATCTGTTGAAGCTTTCATTTTTTTATTAATAATCTTTTTACTATTTTTTCCGTAAGACATTCCTCTTTCAGTAATGTTTTGATTGTCTTTAAAAAGTTTTATTAATTTTTTACAGGCACTTTTATTTATATAAAAACCACCAATAAAATTATTTAATTTATTTATCTCGTGTGGTTTCATAATCAACATCTAAAACAATATTTTTAAGTCTAACTCTTAATTCAGAAATTTGTTTTACAAAAGTATCATTAACTTTAATTAATGTTTCAACATATATTTTTAGAGTTTCTATTTGTGATTGTAAATCTCTATTAAGCATAACTTCAGAATTTTTAACATTAATTTCCTGTTGTTTTGATTCTTGAAGCATTTTTATTTCCTCTTCTAAAAACTGGATTTTATTTTTTAATTTTATTATTGTATTGTCATTCATAGTTTTTCTCCTTTAATTGTATAACCATATGAAAGTATTACTCTTGGATTTATTCCAATAACTTGATGAGTTTCATTTGCGTTAATACTAATCAAATCACCTTGGTTAAGTATATAGTTTTGATCTTCTACTCTAACTATAACATCATTATAAGCTGCTAATATTCCTACACTATAATTATCTTTATGTGTACTGCTAGATGTGCCTGGAGCAAAAGAAAAAAATATATCTAAGTTAGAATGATAATGATTTGGTAACTTATAAAACTCGTTAAATTTATTGTATATTTTTTGAAATATTACATGATTTTGAACGTCTCTTATTTGAAACGTTGAATTTAAAACATAGTCATTGTTCCACATACTGCTATGTATAGACTTAAAATTTCCAGTTTTAAATAACTGGCCAATCATATTAAAATCACAGTTTTCAAATTTACAAAAATTTTTAACCAATCTTTCGTTCTTTTTCATAAAGCTTTCGTTTACTTGTATATACTACTTTTATTAATATTCAAGTAGGTTGAAGAATCTACATCACCTAGTTCGCCTTTAATAAACGTATTAAAAGATAAACTTACTCTTGTTTTGTTTTCTTTTTTAGTTGGAACTCCATGATTTAAACTAGATGGAAACATTAATAATCTGCCGTTTTTAGCAGGCAACCACCATGTTCTTGAATTCCATGGATTAAAATTTGAAGGGACAACTTCTATTTGATTATATCCGTTTTTAACAAAAGTAATACTATCTTCTGTTTCGTCTACATCAAAATAAAAAACTCCAGACACAACAGAATTTTGATGAGCATGAGTATGATGATACCCATTAATTGAAGTATAGTTTAACCAAGAAATAGTAACATATAATTCAATATCTTTATTAGCAGGGCATATTATATTTTTTAAATAATAACTGCATTGATTATTAATAAATTTTTTAATATTTTTTAATTCTTTATTATTTAAGATAAAATGGTCTATTGATATTTTATTGCCTCTATTTGTACGACATTTATTAAAAGTATTTTTTACAAAATTAATTTCTTTTTTTGTAAAATCTCTTCCTAGTTCTGAAATTAAAACAGGAGTTGGAAATAAATTAGTTATCGTAGACATATCTCATTCCCTCTTCTAAACCTTTAAATCTAGATAAACCAATATGTGGTCGACCATCTAATACATTTTTTTTAAACTCTTCGTCTACATAATGTAAAAAAACTTGAGTACAATAACTACCTGTAAAAGGTTTTCTGTAGTGTTTTATATCGCATCCTTTGTAAACAATCATATCACCAGGGTTTAAAGTTACCGGTGTATTACCCATGTAGATTGGCCAACTATCTCCACCTAAATTAAGAGTAGTTGAAAATTTACATTCGTTTCTGTCTTTATGTATTTTTAATTCATTTCCGTTTTTGTAAACACGTGCATAAGAATACGTTGGAAAAAGTTTTTGTTTTGTAATTTTTTCTACTTGTTTTTGTAATTTTAACAAGAAACAATCCATTAATACATCTCCATATATAGAAAAAGCTCCCACAACTTGTGTGTCGTTATTTATACCGTGTTCTTGTTGATAAGGACTTATAACTTTACTTTTTAATAAAGTGTTAAGAACTTGTTCTTTAACTAATAAATAATTACTAGCTAGTTTAGCCATATCTTGAGGTATGACTTTTTTAATTAATTGATATCCTTTTTTATTAAAACTCATTGTATTATAAAATTAATTAACATTCTTCTTTGTGTATCTGTTTGAACAGAACCACAATGTTTTTCTTTGTTATCAAATAATATCATTTGATTTTCTAATGACGTTATTTTTTTACTTCCTACTTTTGTATAACCATTACAAGTGTTAATATGATATACTCCAATTATATAATTACTAGAAGTGTTTTCTATATCTCTATGTGAAACATGTTCAATAAACTTATTTTGATTAGTATACATATTACCCTTAACTCTTAATAAATTTTCAAACTTTACTATACTTTTTAATTTTAAAACAATTGGCAATATTAAAGCATCATAATAATTACTAGTTGATTCACCATTATATAAAAATGAATGATTAAACATAAAATTATTATCCGGTTTTGTTTTATAGTTTTCAGAATTAAAAAACCAAGGCAGTTCATTAAATTTATCTGCTATAAATAAATGCTGTTCTTTACTTAAAAAGTTTTTTATTACTTTAATGGGAAACCTCTTAGCCATACAACTAATGAATATCTCACTCCTTTCGTAACTGGTTTGACTCTATGAAATATAAATGAAGGAAAAACAGCCATAGAGCCTGCGGTTGTTAATTGTTTTTCAGTGCTTAAAATTATTTTTTCATTTGGTTTTGTATAATGACAAAATTCTAATTCTCCTCCTTCAAATTCAGAAGGATCATTTAATATAATAGAAGCAGACAATTTTCTAATTTGACCATCTTTATCTAGTTTAATGCCGCAATCCGAATGCCAATTATAATATTGTCCTTTTTTATATATTGTAAATTGCATGCTCTCACAACTTTCAAAATCAAAATTCCAACCAGCTTGTTTATTTGCAGCTTTTATATAGGGTATTACTTTATTAGTAATCCATGGTTCGTTTAACCAAACAATATTTGAATTTCTTGTTTTAAATGTTTTTTCTTTTTGTTTTTTATTTAATCGTTTACTTTTTTTATTAACACCTTCAATACCTTCTATAATTCCAAATCTTAAATCATTTTTAGATTTTGCAAAATTAATTATGTCCTTACATAATAATTTAGGCAATGTTTCTTTAAACCACCAATAATCAAATTCTAACTGCATTTCTTTATGTGCAGACTATATATTATTAATAAAATATGTCTAGAGTTATGAAATAAGATTCCAAGTAGAATTAGAAGGGTCCCAATAAAAAGTACTAGGAAGTTTGTCTTCTGATAAGCTTGCAGACATACATTCCCATCTATCTTGATCAGGAACCCAATATAAATCCCATGGTTGTAAATCTGTAGTTACGTTTTCTGAATCTGTATAATTACTTGATGAAGGTTCTGCTACAGGACATTCCCATTTTCCTGTTTCATTGTTTAATGTCCAATCATCATAAGGTTGACGACTAATAAATCTATTATTTTCAGATTGCCAAATATACCCTATTCCAATTCCTTCATTAACTGTCATACATGTTGAATTAGTTCTTTTAGAAACACTTAAATCTGTATCACTATCGTCACCTTCTAATATATTAGTGACTACATTATTATCATCTAGTTGTGCAAAAATTTTACTCATTACCAGCTTAAAGTCCCCGTTACATTAAATGTTGCAATTTTATCACCACCTGGGTGATCAGTTATTGTATTTGATCCTGGAGCAATTGTGTAACTTTGATCAGCAGGCATTTTTAAAACAACGTGACCGGCTCCACCAGCTCCTGCTGTTTTAGGTGAGTTATTAATTACTCCTGCTGCACCACCGCCTGAGCCTTTAGTTGACGCTGCATTACCAGATGAATTTGGATAAGGAGCTCCGTTTCCACCTCCTGGCGATCCTCCGGATGCACCACCGCCTTGCCAAGGGCCACCACCGCCTCCAGCAGAATAACCTACGGGTGATCCTGTAATATTATTTGTTGTACCGTTTCCACCAGCGCCACCACCTGAGCTTGGACCAGAAGCGTTTCCATTTCCTCCAACAGAACCGATACCGCCGCCACCTCCGCCAGCGTAACCATTATCGCTTGGAGAACCACCATTATTTCCTTCTGATGGTGAATAGCCCCCTAAATTTCCTGATGAAGCTTGTGTTCCTCGGTGTCCAGATCCTCCGCCAGATCCGCCATTTGATCCAGCTCCACCACCATTATATCTTGTTGGAGTATCATCTGGATTACCAGATCCAGATACAGGTGCTCCTGCTCCTCCTCCAGTTGATGAAATATTTCCAGCAGTTGAATTTCCGCCAGGGTTACCCCATTGATTTGGTGCATCCCAAGTTCCTGCAGCTCCTACAGTATAAGTAGATCCAGATTCGATTGTAATTTTAGTTCCTCCTGGAAAAGATGTTCTGTATCCGCCAGCTCCTCCGCCGCCAGATCCGCCGCCTCCAGCCGCTCCGCCAGCCACAACTAAATAATCAACATCTATTGGTGGACTAACTCCACCACCAGAACCAAATCCTAAGACTTGGTAACCAAACATTTTACCTCTACTTGATTTTTTATTTTTATTTCCTTTACCCTCGAATACTAAAGGTGTGTCTATTTTTTTCATATCTAAATTCCTTATGCGTCGTTAGCCGCGTCAGTAGTAAAGAATAATTTAACACCAAGAACTCTACATTCACCAGTGAATGTATCTCCACCGTCTGCAGCTTTTCTAAATAATTGAAAGTAAGATTGTTCACCTGCTGCAGGAGAACCCGCAACTGTCATAGCACTACTTTCACTTGTAATTTGTTGGTCTTCAACTGTTCCTATACCAGCGTCTGTAACTTCTATAGCTGTTCCAAATGCAACGTCGATAGTATCACCATCTGCACATGCAACACCTTGTAAACCAAAAATAGCATTTCCTGTGTTAGTCGTGCTAGGTGCCCAATAAACTTGGTAAGTTAAGGTACCTTCATTCCATGATTTTGGCATGGCTATTGTAAATTGTGTGTATTGTTGTGTACTAGCATCAAAATCAAATACTTTCATATCTGGTCTTGTTGCTGTTGTTTCAACTTGTTCTGAATCAGCTCCATTAGTAGTTGAAGCATACATTGCTGCAGCCGGAACCCATATAGTTTCTTTTCCTGCTATTTTTATAGCAGAACCATTACCTTGTAATGTACCTGTTCCTTTTGGAACAAGGTTAAGACTTACGTTAGTTTCACCAGAAGCAGTAATACTAGGTGCATTACCTGAAGCGGCATTTGCTAATGTAATTTCATTAACAGCTGATCCTGTTGCAGTAAGATTAATTAATTCGTTTCCACTCGTATCTAAAATTGCAGTTCCAATTTTAGGACTAGTTAAAGTTTTATTTGTTAAAGTTTGTGTTCCGTCAAGAGTTACATCACCAAAATTTAATGTATAAATATCAGGGTTAGTTCCATCGTTTGCTGTAGCAAATACAAGTTGATCACCTTTATCTGTTGCAGAAAAAGTAAATGTATCACCAGAACCTGATGCATATTTAAATTGTACTGTGTAAGCACCTGATGTTGAATTTCTTAAAAAATAAAAAGTTTGTGCATCTAAAGGAATTGTTACAATTTGGTTTCCAGTGATTGAACCTGTAAACTCAATCATTCTATGAGACATGGTAGCACCAGTTGATCCATCAGAAACCGTAAGCGCTGTAGTTTGTGCTCCACCTGCAATTGATTGTGCAGTATATCCACCAGAAATTTGTTCGATTATGTTTAAGTTGGTGTTAGTTTTTGTTCCCCATGTACCGGCGTTTTCACCAGTTGCCATTAGTTCTACACCGAGAGCCGTATAAGTTGATGCCATAATTTTGTTCTCCTAATTAGTATCTTTTTTTAATTTGTTTTATACTTAATGTCAATAACATATTATATTAATTACCAGCAGTAACGCGTGTATAACCAGCGCTCTGTGTAGCAGTTATTCGTTCATATCCTAGTGGTCCTACATTACCAACACTAGCAGTTGCTGAAACTCCTGTCAATCCTAGAGCATCTGGTGGTGTTAATAAACCTGTAGAAGAAGTTGTTGAAACTCCTGTTAATCCTATAACATCTGCTGGAGTTAATGCTCCTACAGAAGAAGTTGTTGATAATCCTGTTACAGTTATAGTAGGATTTGCACTTACTAGTAAATCACCAATGGCTGATGTTGCACTTAATCCTGTCAATCCCATAGTTTGATCTGCAGGATCTATTGTTCCTGTTGATGATGTAGTTCCTAAGCCAGTTAATCCCATAACTTGATCTGCAGGATCTAAAGACCCAACACTTGATGTTGCAGAAACTCCTGTAAGAGTTCCAGTAAAATCAGAAATAGCTGTTGGTGATCCAACAGCTGATGTTGCAGACAATCCAGTTAATTCCATTACCTCAGCAACTTCTAAATAATATTCACCACCCCAACCAGTTGTTGCAGAGCCCCATGTTTGTTTACCCCAACTTACATCTTCTCCAATACCTGTAGTTGCTTGAACACCTGTAGGTATTACAACTGTTAGTCCAGACTGACCCCAGTTTTCAACTCCCCAACCATCTTGTCCCCAACCTGTATTTATGTCTGCTGTAACTGTAGGTGAACCTAGTGATGAAGTAGAAGAAACTCCGGTAAGTGTAAAAGTTACGTCATTAAGTGCTCCCCATTCACCATCATTCCAAGCTTGTGCACCCCAACCTAAAGCAAAAGCTTCTTCAATTCCCCAAAGATTTGCACTCCAGTTTCCTGCTCCCCAAAAATCAGAGTTGGGTGTATTTGCTTGTCCACCCATGCCTGAGTGATTTGTACAATAGTAATAAAGAGTTGGTGCGCTAGAAGCTACTTCAATTTGTGTGTAAGCTCCAGATGCTCCTGGAGTTCCGTTTGTAGTTACGTTAGTGGTATACTGAGAACCACCCCCATGTGTTCCATCTGAAGTTTCAGAAAATCTTAAAGGGTGATTTACGTTTGTATAATCAGATTGATCAAATCTAAAAGTTGCACCTTCAACTAATTCTAAAGTAGCTTGTTGTACTCCATCAATAAAATATTTATTGCCGGAACCAGTGCTTACTACTGTTACTGTGAATGTTCGGGTTACCGACATAAGGATTGTCTCCTTATGCTATACGAAGTATTGCGTTATCTGCGTCAGCTGTTGGAAATTGAATTGTAAAAGTTCCACTTGTTACAGTTTTGTCTGAGCCAAATGCGATTGCACAAACTGCTCTATCAGAGTTTGTATCGTTATATATTAGACAACCATTAGCTGTAAATGAAGCAGAAGTAAAACTAATATCCGCAAAGTCACAGCATGCTGTATCTGTGGATAATACAGGAGTTACACTTGTAAGTGCTTTTCCACCAGCTGTGTAAGCTGATCCTGATGTATTAGAAATTTCATTTGATGTGCTGTAAGCTGTTGTTGATTTATTTAAAGTTGCAGAACTAGTATACAAAGCTAATTTGAAACTATTTCCAGACGATGCTGTAAAATTATGTAAACCTTGTAAAACTTCTGTTTTAAAACTGTTACATACTGCCGATGTTATTGCCATAATATTTTCTCCTAATTACTGAGGCGGTGACTCGATTGGAATTCTTATTGTACCATCCGTGTAATCGTCTCGTCTTCTTCTTCCAACTTGCATTGCTGCAAACTTTTGTAGTTCAGTTTTATACTTATTTTCATATAGTGTCAACATATCAGTTGGACCTTTTAAAAATCCATATGCTTCTACCAAACACGCGTATAGCAGACCTTGAGGAAAATACAAACTAATATAATTAGTTTGATTACTAGATTCTAATGTATCTGGCATTTTATTGTAATATATTCTAAATACATAATTAGCGTCTGGAGTAGGTGCTAAATAGATTGATCCTGATGTAGTATCCGATAATCCTGTTGCTCCACCAAACATAGAATAATATTTAGGTTTTCCAGTAACATCCGCTCCTGATGTAGTTGATCCTTCTGGACCTGTTAATCTTCCTACATACTCACTTAAAAACGTTTGATCACGTCTTTCTAACCATGTACCTTTTTCAGTAGAATTTGTAGTATTAAATACTTCTACACCTCTAATAAATAAAGCTCCTGCTGGAACTCTAATATTATTTACGTCAGCTGCCATTGTACCTTGGTCCACGAATCTGTCTGAATCCATGGGAAGATCCATCATAATTCTTTGTTGAGCATTTAAAATAAAACTTTCTAAAACATCAGTTGTAAAAACGTTAGCATCTACTTCTGTGTAGTTTCTTATTTGTGTAACTAATGTGTTATAACTAATTCCTGACATAATTAAGCTTTATCATTAACGGGTCCAATTGTACACTGAAAACCGCCTCCTGTTTCTGTGCTTGAAGCATTAGATACTAAAGGCACTGTTATAGAATTGTATTGTATTTTAGTTGCTGGTTGAGCTCCTGTTTGAATAGTTGTTCCAATAGCAGTTGCTAAATAAGATCCAAAAACTTTTGCTCCGCTGCTATGTGTAGTTGCTGTAGTGTTAGACAAAGTTATTCCTTTAAATGGTGCAGCTGTTCCACGTGTGCACCCTGTTAAATTATTACCAGCTTTACCTGTGTATTGAATTACTTCATTTAAATATTTTCCAAAATTAGTTGTGTTTGGAGTTGTGTCAATTTTTTCTATCATAATAAAACCAGAAGTTGGAAACTCAGTTGCATCTGTTAAAGTAATTGTAGTGACAGAATCACTTATATTTCCATTTAATGTAGTTTCTAGTTGCAACGTAGAAACAGCAACACCACCCACGGTTTTTTTAACAGATTGAAATCTAACATAACTAGTTCCATTATTTATTTGATTTGATGGATAAGATACATTTAAAGTTCCAGATGCAGCAGTAGTTGTAAAAGGATTGTTTGGTAAAATATCTTGAACAGGAAACTCAACTCTAGCAGGTCTTGCATGCATTAAACCTTGTGGATCAGCACCTACGGGATGTGGTTGTAATTGTGGTTGTTTAGGTTCAAATTCAGAAATATGTACCCATGCACCAGTCCATTCTTTTACCATTTCTCTATATGGAAAAGCTGCACCTGATCTATCTGATATTGCTAATGCTTTACTTCCTTTTGCAAATCTTGCCATTATACATTTGGATAATAAGTTTTCGGTGTAATAAACGTACTCGCTGCTGATCCATCCTCCGATAGTGCTCTTGCTAATTCATCTTCATATAACAATTTCATTTCTTGTGTTCTTTGAGGTGCGAACTTCATAGATAAATAATATGTAAGGCCTGCAATCATACATGGCACAAATCTAAAAGGTGTGTCACTTGCATTAGTATAAGTTCCTGCATCTTGAATTCTTTTTACATAATAAACATTTAAAAAGTTTGATGCAGCAGTTGAATTAGGTAAAGGATAAATTGTAATTGTAACTTTATCAATAAACCTCTGTACCCAAAACTGTGAAGGAGTTCCTTTTGATGCTTTGTTTGCTGTTGCAGAATATGAATCTCTTGCAACTTTTGTTAAACCAATATCTGATTGATTTGTAGTATTGTAATTTTGTCTAAAAGTAACATTTAAAATATCTGAAATACCATAAACGTCTGCTGTTGGAACAGTTGTAGCTTGTGGTGGTTCTCCTCCTCCAGGAACATCTGTTGAATTTCTATAAAAAGTATAAACACCAGAACCTTCTGCTGTTGCATCAATATTTGTAGTAGAACCTTCAACTAAATTAATATTAGTATTTCCTACTTCCCAAAAATGTATACCTCTATTACCCCATTCTTGAAAAAGAATATTTAAAGATCGTCTTGCAGTTTTTAATTGATGTCCTGCCGTCCCAACTAAACCAAGACGTTCGTATGCATCTGCAATAATTTCATCTATTGAAAAATCTTGATCAAATGAATATGATAAGGAAGTAGTATTCGCCATTGGCTACTCCTTTAAAATGTTCCGATTACGTAACAAAAATCACAGTTAGTAAGATCAACGTAAGCTCCATCATTACAATAAATACCAGCTCCTGGCATTTTAAATTCATGAACTTGATTAGCTGCTGTTGCAAACTTACCATGAAAAACTAAATTTTTTGCTGTCGCACTTCCAGTTTCATTATAAATTTTTATTTCAGCATCTGCGTCAGTAGACTGTGCAAAGACA